TTTATATCAGTATATTGATAGTTATAGGGATTGGCATGATACTCACTGAATATTACGAAGAGTTTTTAAGATATTACGATTTAGCAAAACAACAACAAAAGCTCTGCAATCTAGGAAATATTGCACATAAAAAATCTAATATTGGTGATGACTTAATGGAAAATGTTGAACTATATGATGTTGTTGAAAGAAAATATGCAGGCTTTAGTCAGATTGTTAATGATATTTTTTATCAAAAAACAGACCAACATCCATACATAGATAAGATAAAAAACAACACAGCATCACAACAAAGAATGCGAATTGTTAATAATTGGAACGGTGTTGCGCATGACTTGGTAACTTGGTTATATATATTTTTATTACATAGATTAACAGGTTCAGCTATTAATTACGGGCAAAAACCTTCAGGCTACCACAATACTTTGTTATTTGATATGTATGCATGTAGAGATATACAAGATATAAAAGAGCTCGTTAGAACAACAACAAGAACCTTCTATACTTCAATTGGCTACCAGTTTCCCCGTTTTCCTAAACCAACAGAAGGTTATAAAAGAGGTGGGGACTATTTCCTATGTGAATATGCTGATAAGCTTGCAGAAGATGTTGCTAACTTTATAGAACAGAAAAAGAATGTTGACTTTAGAGACTTAGGCGAATTCATGTTTAAATGGAATAATGATCGTGGTCTAGTTAAGTATAAGTTTCAATATGCTGCTTTTTTAGCAGACATTGCTGATTGGTTTCCTAAATACATCAACAAGCGTAGCCACTTTTATTATGGTAGCAATGCTGTTGAATGCATATCGTATTTAGCCAAAACAGAAAAACGCGTCAATAAGCTTCAATTCCTAGATTCAATAATGGATCGTATATATGAAGATACAAAAGCATTTCCATATAATGCAGAAGATGTTTGTTGTGACTTCATAAGATGGGTAGAGAACTATATAAAACCAGGATCAGACTATGAACATTTAAATCGTGATAAAGTTTGGTCAAGTTGTCGTATTAAAGATCACCCGAAAGGACGGCAGAAACATATGCTGAAATTAAAATTAGTTGATAGTTTTAATAATATGTCAGAACATCCAAGTGATTATAAAATTTTAGATATGAATAATATGACTGTACAAGACTACAAAAAAAGTATAAATTAATTTACAAGGAGATATTATGATTGAAGTTTTTGGATGGATACTCGGTCTATTAGGCCTAGGTATTTTTATTAGTGTATTAATAATCTATGCCTTTGCATGGTGGGCTTCTAGCTCAACATTCATAGGCTGTCAGAAAAGGAGAAAGTAATGTTATTTGAAAGTAAAATTTTATTAGCAATCGTAGTTCTAATGATTGTGTATATTGTAATCGCAACAATATTTGATGACCAAGACCCACCAGATATTAGTTGTTGGAAATAAGGAAAAAAGATGGATAAAGCACAAGGCAAATTTTCAAACGATAAACACGCATCATGCTCAGGACTTCCTGCGTTATTTGGTGAGTCTAATTATGAAACTAGGAATGAATATATGCAGTCTAGGTTAGATGCTAGAGCTGGTAAAAATATTAGAAGCGAAAAAGGAGTAGCTGCTGAAATGGGGGATAGACTAGAAATGCCTATTCTTCAATTAGCTGTTGATAAACTAGGGTTAAAGAATTTTCAACATGATATACCTTATGCTGTATCGCATGAAGAATATCCTTTAGAAGGATCAATAGATGGTATAGCCTATGCTAAGAATATTGTTATAAAACCTGACAATGATGTTATATATACAGAAGATGATGAAGAAGTATTATTGGATGGTAAAGGTATACTAGAAGCTAAGGCCACAGCTTTAATGCCCGAGCCTGATAGCAAACCCCCTCTACATCGTGGTGTTTTGCAAGTTAAAGCATTAATGGCAATTACAGGTTATAGTTGGGCAGCAATTAGTACATTACATAGAACCACTATGCCAAAAATATGTGTATATCGTAGAGACTTTGCTTTCGAGAAACAACTCAAAGAAGTTATACTAGACTTTGAAAGAAGATTAAAAGAAAAAGATTATTATCCTCCAGTAACACTTAAAGATACTCAGATCATATATTCAAAACCAGATAAAGAAAGTTTATTAGATTTAGATACAGAAGAAGTTACATCATTGTGTGATCAAATTACAAGCTGCGAAGATCAAATAAAAAACTTAAACGAAATTATTACTAAAGGCAAAATTAGATTGCAGGAGCTAATGGGCAACTCAACTAAAGCAACTAGTAGTAAATATAATTTAGATTGGGGCACTATTACTTATAAAGACCAACCTGAAAAAGTAATACCTGCTAAAGAAGGTTATACGATTAGGAAAAAAACAATAACTATACGCAAAATTAAAGATGAATGAGCAGCAGTTAGATAAAGCGCATGAAATTTACATGAAGCTAAGAAAATCTAACGACAGGTTAAGCCCTGAAGACATTGTTTCAGTTGTAAGAATGTTAGGATATGATATTAGTGATAAAACTAGTCATACATGGTATCACAAAGTATAAAGCTCTGTAAAGATTGTGGAATACAAATTACTAAAAAAAATGCCTTTATAGACCGCGGAGAACGGCTCAGAGCTAGATGTAAGCCTTGTGATTATAAATATCGTGCAAAAAGAGCAGGCAAAGACGCATATTCATATATGGATAAACTTTATGCTAAGCTTAAATATGAAGTTGTATCTGGTAGCAGAAGAACAAGCAGAGCTGATTTAACATGGAATATAAGTCCAAGCCATATTTATGCAAGGTATCATGTACAAGATGGAAGGTGTAATTTATCTGACACTAAATTAACATGGAAAACAGGACAAGGTAAAGTTGATACAAATATCAGTATAGATAGAATAGATCCAAAAAAAGGTTATGAGCCTGATAATATCCAATTAATTACATATAGATGCAATATTATGAAACATGATATGGATGAAGATAATTTTATAGAACTATTGAAAATGATTAATCGGACTTTTGATAACCGCAAGCGATTAAATAAGAAGCATTCATCCTAGCACGCCTTTTTGTTTGTCTAGCATATTTAGAATCTAATAATTCCTCAGCTGCTTTCTCCCAGTTCTTTGCATCAATTGCATCTAGCATTTTTTCGAATGTTAATAGTTTAGATAAGCCTAAATTATAAGTCATATCTATAAGTACTAGTTTAACTTTATCTGGTAAGTCGTTGAAGTCTTTAACTATATTAGATATTTCTTTTATGCTTTGTTCTAAATCATTATGAAGTAAAAATTCTGCTTCAGATTTAGTTATCCCTTTTTGTTCAATGTTTCTACCATAACCTATTGTTTGATAACCTGCTGTGCACTCATAAACTAAGGATGAAAAGCCTTCATATTCTTTTATATGGTGACTTATTTCTTTGATAAGATTATTATCCATGTTTTGATTATACACAGAAAAAAGGCGGGCAGGCACGTGGAATAAAAGGGGTACAAGGAGACTTACCTGCCCTAAAAAACTACTAATATAACACTAACTAATGTAGCAGCTAAAAAACCTGTAGTGGCATATATAGCTACATCAATTTTATTATTCAAAGCTTTTATTTCTTGTTTTAGTTCTTGTAGTGTAGAAAAAACTGTTTTTGATTGTTCGTGACATTGGGCTAAATGTTCCTTCAAGTCTGAATTAACTTGTGAAACAGTAGCCCTTGCCATTAGTTTTGCTGTTCAGGAACAGACAACATTAGCTGTTGTTCCAGTTGATCTGCTTTTTGCTTGTAGCCATTAACAAGTTTAAGCAACTGTTGCACTTGTTGCTCTAATTGTTCATAGCTTGGCTTTTCAGCAGCTTCAACTTTTTTATCTTCTTTTGCCACTTTAACTCCTTTTTCTTAAAGACAAATAGTCTACAAAATCATATACCTGTTTATTCCACCCTTTTTTAGGTGCAGGAAATATGCTAATTAATATATTGGCACAGCCATTAGCAAATACCAACCAGAATAGTAAATCAAAAATCCACATAGAAAATATTATACAAAATTTAATTAAAAAAAGTAAAGTTATGGAG